CAACACCATTATCTTTAGTGAAGCCGCTTGCTGTGCTTGAATACCTATGAAATACAGGTGTGCTCGCACCATCTGAAACCAAAGAAGGGTTTAATGGATCTGTTACATAATTTCTTCCAAGAGCAAAAGCTTGACCAGCCGCTCTATCGAGAGCCAGGTTGTTTGTAGAGTTTACAGTAAGTAAATGTCCAGACTTTTTAAGCGGCCCAAATATCTCTACAAATTCAGCATATGTATTACCACTTGAGTAAGCAGTTCTTGGGAACGTTCTTACAAACCTAATCGTATTAGAAGAATGTATTACAGCTCCTAACACTATATTACTTCTCCATATACCAGGAGTAAGCTCAGAAAGAGTTTGTTGTATTGCTCCGTTTTGATCTACATACACCCAAGTATTTAATTGGTCCGCATCATTAGCATCCCCTAGTGTATGTGTTACTGTTGTAGCACTCCATTCGATTTTCTTTATTTCAGGATGAGGGTCTGTACCCGTTCCTTTGTTTAGTATATTAATTATACCATCACCTGCGGCGATGTCAAATGTTGTACTTGTATTTGTTGATAATTCACCACCGTTTAAAATACCAGTAGGAATGTTTTCAGTTAAATAATCGATACTTAAATCATGCCCATGGTAACGGAAATGAAGTGTGTCGTGCCCATCTTCTGTACTATAGTAAACACCGTTATCAAAAGTCGGTGTTGAGGTTTGTGCGTTAACTAGCTCTATAGTTTCGTTAACTTTTAAATCTTCACCTATAGTTACGTCATTAGGTAAACCAACTGTAAATGTTCTATTTTGATCTAATAGTTGAGCACCACTAGGGCTTACCTCAACTTCATTTACAGTACCTTGTACTGTTATTGATGGTTTATTAGCTATAAAAGCGTCAGAGTTAGTATCTGTTACGCTAAAATCAGCCTGAACGTTTTGTTCTGCATTGCTAGGCGCTAATGTTGGTTTATTTTGTATGAACGCATCACTGGCTGAATCTGATTCACCCCAATCAGCCTGAACATTAACCTCTGCTCCAGTTTCAATTCCAGTTAGCTTAGTTCTTTCAGCACTTGTTATAATAGCACCAGAACCAGCACTTGTAACATCTCTTAATTCTGTTACATCATGAATACTAAGATTGGTTAAATCAGTTGGCTTATTTAAAATCTGAGCATCACCTGTAGATGCTGTCCAATCAGCATTAACATTTACTTCAGCATTATCTTCAATACCATCTAGTTTGGTTTTAAGTATAGTGGTGAAATCGTTTGCAGATAAGCCTTTGCCAGCTTCAGTATTTTGCTTTAAGTCTAAAGCAGCCTGTAACCCGGTTATATTAGATATACCTAAGCTATCTAAGTCGGTACGGTTAGTTTCAATATAGTCTACAATTTCTTGTAAAGAATCAAGATCTGTATTGTCGCTTGTTAAAAGCGTATTTATTGCGTCAATTAAATCTTTTAATACTTTACCCTGAGCCGCAGATAAAGGAACATCTATAGCTGTTGAAGTAACGTTATTAACAACATCAGCGTGTATTAAGCCGTTATCAGTAAAGTTAGTTAAACTAGTTCTTTCAGCATTTGTAATTATTTGACCCGATCCAGCGTTTGTTACGTCTGAAAATTCTGTTACAGAATCATCTGAAAAATCTTGGTCGTATAATGCAGAGTAGTTTGAAACAAAATAATTATCGTTTGGATTTAAAGTGCCGTTTGTTCCTCTAGGTGTTAAAGTTAATTTTTTGTAAGCACCACCATCATAATCTACAATAGCTGTAACTTCATAAATACCAAATTGATTTATATTATCTCTTTTTGATATTTTTATAAAGTCGTTATCAGCGTTTTCTAAATATTCAGCAACGCTTAGCCCTGACTTGTCTAATACAGATATGTATATTTGATTTACAGCGCTAAATGCCGCTTGAGTAGCTGTTCCTGCGTTTAAGTTAATTATACCCTGGGGGTTTGTACTACCCGCTTCATAGCTTTTAAATGCGAATGCCCCACCGTCAGGTCGATCTACTAAATCATCTTCATTCACGAGACCTAGTACTGAATTAATAGAATAATTCTTAGTAGCACCAGTTTCGCTATCAGTACCAATTACTTTATCTAGCTTATTTAAAGTGCCGTCTTGACCGTACGTTGATATTCTAGCCATTTATAATTTGTCTTTGTTAAATTTATTTATTGCGTTTGCATAAACTTTATCTACATAAGTTCCGCGTTTACCTATCTTACCACGCTTAGCAGAGATAGGCATATCTTCTTGACCAATTAGTATTTTATATATTCTATTAATAAGTCTTTTCCCGCGCATAGATACTTTATATTTATTATGATCGCCTAAACGACCATTGCCTTTGTGTATCTTTTCTACCCAACCGTTTCTTTGGAGTCTATAAAATCTTTGTCTATCCCAATGATAATACATTGTACCGTTTTGAAAATCTTTTATAGTAAAGTATTTAATAGGGTCTAAATAAAATAACAATTCTAAATCAGATATGGTTATATCGTTTTCTTTACAAGCCCAGCGAGATACAAGCCTATAGTATTTAAGAAAGTCAACTTTTAATTCGCCTCTTTCTAAAAAATCGCTTCTATCCATTATAAAACAATTATAACGTCTTGCTCTTGTATAACCTTATATACATCTTGACCTATTTCTATATTGTGACCAGCGTGACGATCATAATATATTTTGTCATTTTCATTTACTCCATTAACAGCCGTACCAACAGACTTTACATCTGCCGTACGGTATCTTATATCTTCTCGATGGTTTTCAGCTAATAATAAGCCACCATCTGTCTTTTTAATATCTTCCTTAATTTCGGATATGATAATGTATCTACCTATTGCTTTCACCTTCTCGTACATTTGAAATTACACAATCAGTTGATAGTATTGTAGTAGCCACAGATACTGCGTTTAAAAGTGCAGACTTAGTAACTAATAAAGGATCGATAATACCTGCTTCACGCAAATCTTTAATTTCTCCATCAATAACATCAACTCCATTACCCCATTTACCTATTTTAGAATAGTCTTTAGGGTTTAAACCTGCATTGCTTAATATACGTAGAAACGGCGCGTATAACGCAGCCTTAAGTATCTCTACACCTTTAAGCTCGCCTGCATTGAGTTTCATATCCCAATCAGAGTTGGCAATATGAACTAAAGCGCTTCCACCGCCTGGTAGAATACCTTCTTTCTTTGCGGCACGCACGGCGTGTATAGCATCATCAACTCGGTCTTTCTTTTCAGAAACCTCTACCTCTGTGTCACCACCTACATATACAATAGATACACCGCCATTTAATATAGCTAATCTATTTTCAATATGCGGGCGCATCACATGATGATCCTCGCTTTCAAGTTGTTCACGTAAATAATCAACTCTTTCTTGTACTCCATCTGGTACTTCTTTAATTGCAATAGTTGTACCATCATTATCTATAATAGCCTTATCGGCTGATCCTAGCACTTCTGGGGTGATGTTGTCTAATGAGTCTCCTAAATTCTCATCAATGACAGTAGCACCCGTTAGAAGGGCAATGTCATCAAGTATATCCTTTCGCTTTAGTCCGAACGAAGGAGGATCAATGATATTGCACTTAATATTGCCCTTTACATGGTTCATCGCAAGAGCCGATACAACCTGCTGGTCGCAAGGGGCAATGAGTAATAGCGACTTATTGGACTTAATCGCATACTCTAGTATTGTTTGTATGCGCCTAACATTTGCAACGTCAGATGCACATAAAAAAATGAGTGGCTTATCCAGCTCACTCAGTTCCTTTTCTCTATTAGTATAAAAATGTATACTTTTTGATGTAGAGTTTATATGTGTACCATCTACTACATCTATGTATGTTTCATTTGTTGGAGAAGTTTCCATTGTAACAACCCCGTTGTCACCTGCTGCTTTAAAAGCGTCTGCTATAAAATCACCAAGCTCTACATCATTATTTGCAGATATTCTTGAAACTTGATTTAATCTTGTATCATCTACTTCAATACTTTTTTTCTCAAGCCCATCAATTACGTGTTTGCTAAAATTCGTAATACCACTTTTAATATCTCTAAAAGAATAGTCTTCACCTTTTTGTAACAAGTAATTGTGAATGATCGCTTGAGCAAGTACCGTAGAAGTCGTCGTTCCATCACCTGCTTTTGATGCTGTTTGTCGAGAAGCCTGCTTAAGCATAGTAACACCTAAGTTTTCTACAGGGTCCTCTAAATTAATGTAATTTGCTACGGTAACCCCGTCTTTTGTAACGTGAGGATTACCGAAGTCATCTTCAAGAACTACTGTTCTCCCAGAAGCACCCAGAGTTGTTCCAACTGCTTCTGCTAATTTATCAATGCCTTCAATTAGTTTATTTTTAGCTTCTTCTTTAAAGCTTAATTCTTTAACTATTTTCGGCGATCCGAATTGTATTGCCATTTAATTTAATTTAATTGATATAAGTTATATTAGCAGTTCCATTTACGGCGTGCTGCTCTACCACGCTCTGATGTCCAGCTTTTACTTCTGGCGCAAAATGATTTACGACGTTTCCACGCTTTACTACCTCTTTTCAGTTTAGAAGGAGGTGTAGTAACAGCAGTCTTTAATTTAGACCCTGGATTGTCCTTACGATATTTAGCAACACCTTTAGCAGTCATACCGCCACCAGCCTTGCTACCGGTTCCGCTTCCCTTCTTTACTTTCGCATAATAGCCTTTTGACTTTTTACGAGAAGGAGCGTTTGATTTTCTACGCTCTAATGGCGATGCACTGCATGTACAAGTAGCATGCTTAGCTGTAAATGGTGTGCTCATTTTGTATTATATTTTTTAGTTCCTTTACCGTGACCACCTCTGTTTACTTTAACAGATACAAATTTCTTTTTGTTGTGGTCCCAGTCTTTACCTTTTATATTTATCCCCTTCTTAAGTGCCTCGCGTCTTTTCTTTTGATTCTCCGCCTTCATAGCTCTACGCCGGGGAGTTTTCGCATATGCAAGGTCACGGGCCGCTTTTTTCTTACGGGCCGCAGGAGATAATTTTTGTGGCATTAGGGTCTTGGTTTAAGATCTGTTCCCGGTGCTACTTTAGGTGCAGCTGGTTTTGGAGCTGGTTTATCTTTTTTTATTACTTCTTTTACTTTTTTATCTTCTGACATAATATTATTTTCTTTTATATGGTTTTGACTTACCTCCACAAAATCTATTTAGCGGAGCTTTTTTACCTGCTGGGGCAGGCTTAGGCCCTTTATAGTTTTTATACGAGTCTGGGTTAGATGGATTAGCATTTAGATCATGCTCCAATTGTTTCTTTTTACCATCTTCTTTTATTCTGTCTCTTATAGATTTACTACCTGCCCCAGTTCGTTTTATAGGGCCCGCAGCCTTAATTTTTTCTTTTAAATGCTCTGGTAGTCTATCTTGGCTACCTACTAGCTCTCTTTTTAAAGCAGAGGGCTCAAAATTATCTGGCTTAGCATAAGCAGATCTTCTTGGATAAGGTGATTGGTAACGCATCAACAAACTTTGTGTTGGCATTTCGTCGTCTCTTCTATCTATGTTTGGCATTACTTATTGTACCCGCCGTAGCTGGATTTTTTATTTAGTTTCTTAATAGGCCCACTTTTTGCAGTAGAGCGTCCACCCATTTTTTTAATGACAGCGGGTATTACAGTTGTTCCTTTCTTTCCCATGATTATTTCTTTTTACGTTTCTTTCTTATACTTGAGGTACGTTTACCCATACCAGTTCTTTTCTTTTCAGCTACAGCCTTTCTTTTTTCAGCCGCGCTCATCTGACCCCAAGTTACCGGGGTACCCGATGATATTCTAACTGATGGGCGACATTTCTTAACACCCTTTCTTTTCGCAGAACCGCAAGGGTTACCTTTTTCGTCGGTCCACTTTTCTTTAAACCAGCGTTTAAGATTTGCTCCTTTTTTAGTCTTTCTAACTGCCATTATAATGTAGGCCTTGTTGCGGGAAAGTCATCAGTCGATGGCCAATCCCTTAAGTTAGTTCTATATGTTAAGTAACTATCTCTTTCTGGATGATCGGTAATAGACACAATCCAATCTGTAAACCCTAATTCACTATTACGCCATTGCCTGGCTTCATCTTCAATTTCTTCTGAAGTAATAGCTATAGGGCTTCTGAAAGTTTTATTTTTTATAGTTCCGTTTTCGTAAACGTAACGTAATACATCACCTTCTTGTGGATTTTGAGCTCTTTCGCTTTCGGTTAAATTTATAATAGTGTAATTCATAATATAGTTTTTTAAAGCAATAATGTTGCTGCTCCAGCGTTTCGGTAGACAGTAGCAGTCGCTACCGAGGAGGTCCTCACTTCCACCTTACAGCTATCTTCAAATCTAACATAAGGAGCGTCATGGAGGGTAATGCTTACTGAAGCAAGGGGCCCAAGATCAGCTCGGTTGCAAGCTAAAATAAATCCGCCATTTGTTGAAGAAGCGTTAGTTGAGCTTGATGGAAAATATGAATAATGGTTATTATTAGAACTTAACCATGCCTGCGTGTAGCTAGAACTAGAAGATACTCTGCCTAAGCTAACTCCTAGTGTTGCCCTGTGATTTGCATAACCCGCCCCAGAATAAGAAAATAAATATTCTGTTCCGTCAATCGTGATTTTAAAATCTGTTTGGTTGGTGGATTGGCCCACAGGTCCTATAACATGCGATAATATCCCGCCATTTGCAGCTGAAGTAATATCAACAATAGTTGTATACACGTTGTCAGTTGTAACACTTACGCTGTCGAAGCTTAGGTTGTATCTTGTCCAAAAAGCGGAGCTACTACAATACGAGGTTGCGGTGGGGGACGTTTTTAACATAGGGTAGCCTAAACTATGAACGTACCTTCTCATATATGTTGGATCTGGTAAAGCGCCCCCGGTAGATCCACCACCCCCTAATTCATTTGATCCTAAGTAAATTCCCATACTATTATGTTGTTATATAAAGTGTCGATGCATCATACGTAGTCAGTGCATCATACTCTGCTTGCGTTAGTGTTACCACCTTAGCGATAGA